AAGTTGGTGTTGCTGAAACTGCAGCATCAATTACGCCAGTTGTATCATTGTATGTAAAAGTAATTCCACTTTGTGCACCATTTGTAAACATGGCTGCCGTGGTATCTTGTAAAAATTCTGTAGAGGCCTCTGTAAGGACATTGGATCCATTTACAGTAGCAGATGCGCCTTCAACTATGAGGCCATTTTTAACTCTGAAGGCTTTGTCGACTGTAGCCATTTTTTTCTCCTTTAGGTCAAGCCTTCAAACCTGTGCGGTAGAACCGCATGGTCATAGGCATTATTGCTGGTGTAACCGTCATGCTAATTGTACCAGAATTTAAACTAGCAGATATGGTACCTATATCACTAGCATTATTTTTTACTGAGGCAAATTCTGTTATATTTTGATCTGTACCATCAAAAACTATATTTATTTCTGTGCTTCTATATGAAGATGAACCAGCATGGGACATTTGTACCATGTATTTTATTGTTCTCCAAGTAGCTGTATCTATGGTGTCAAATACTGTTGCCGTTTCAATACCGTTGATTACTACGGAGTTGTTTCCCTCTCCGCCAAGTGCGTCTGCTCTATAAGATGTGGTATCTATTAAATCAGCAAAGTCCGAACCAGTTGGCCTGTCTCCAGTCTCAAATTTTGATTTAAGTGTATTTATAGGGATAACGGCCATGTTATTGATTATATCATAAAATGTAATTATTTAAGCCAATAATAGCAATTCCAATAGGTGCTGGATTTGTTGGACCATAGCCTGGAACAGTTATATTGGTTACTCTAATTTTAAAAGGAATTTTGTCAATTACCTCAGAAAGTTTAATTTTGCATTCTTCAACAAAAACATATCCATTTATAATATTTGAAACAGAAGAGTTAAACTCTGGATCATATATAACAGTAGATGTTTTGTTTAAATCTACAACAAATGAGTTTTTGTCACAATTATCTATTACAGATACTTGGCCATTACTTACATTTATTACTGAGGACTTTGCCACTAGTCAGTTATATCCTCAACCATTTTTATCTTACCCTGCAAAACTGTCCATACAATTGTATTTCCAGTATTTGCCATCTGTATATCAAATTCATCATCAGTTTGTAAAATTTCTGTTTCGTCATATGCAAGATAGACGGTAAACTCTCCTGGACCATCATCTGGATCTGCTTCTGGGGTTACTGTTAGAACTACAGAAGTTGTAGATGGTCTATAAAAGTCCATAGTTATTGTCCATTCAGATATAACCAAAGGATCTTTATTGTCATCTTGAACATACATTTTAAAAGAAGCGGTATCGCCTCTAACTATAGTCCATATGGACTGAGGTGGCTCTGAGCCAATACTTATATTTTGTTGACTTCTATAGTTTGCCATTATGCTAAACCTTCTTTCATTGATCCCCATGTACCGTTGCCTTTAAATGAGCCAACAAAAATTACTCCATTAATATCTACTTTTGATACAACGGCAACTACACCAGAATTTGATGTTGCAGTAATTGGTTGTGTGGTAGTTAGTCCACCAGATAATCCAACATACAAAACATCTCCTATCGTGTATGTAGAAGTATTAAGTCCAGTGAAAGCTCCAACCATAACCACTACACCATCATTTCCATTTCCAATTGCAGATTGGGCTAATCCAACTACTGGGAATGTGCTAATGTCTGATGCCTGTGATCTTGATACTCGAACTTTATTTGTAGTAGAGTTAAAACCAGAAATAAAAACAGGATCACCTTTTGCTATAGAAGTGCCACTATTATTTGTAACTTCAAAAGAAAAAAGTGATACTCCAATTGTTGGAAGAACTACCTCAATACGCTCAGCAAGCGACTGGATATCTCCAGCTACATTTACTGGATCTGAACTAGTTGGATAGGGTAAATCATATACCGCTGTTTCTGCTGATGCCATAGTCTTATTATTATACCACTTGCAATGATAATAATTTTAATATTGTTTGATGTATTTGACTTTAAAGTCCAAAAGATGCTATAATTAATATATGCTACCGAAGGGTAGCATTTGTAGTCTAGGAGGAAAAACTTGAGAGACAACAAAATACTATCGGGGGTTCTTGTAACATTGCTTACTTTAACATTATTAAATAATGGTCTAAGTGCTGTTCATGCTACAAAGAACAATTTACTAAGTATTAAGCCTGTGATTGCACCTACCGCTGATAAGGCGGTTTTTTTGCTTTCTAAGCCTACTACTGATGTGGTGCTTGCTAAGTATGCGGACGCTACAAGTTTAACTGACAGCCAGTTGGTTGAATTACTGAAAGCTGTTGGATTTAAGGGCAAAGGACTTAAGACTGCTTGGGCTGTTGCCAAGGCAGAATCTAATGGTCGCCCTTTTGCATTCAACGGTAACGTTGATACGGGAGATTCTTCATATGGAATTTTTCAAATTAACATGATAGGTAATTTAGGTCCAGATCGTAAAGACAAATTCAATCTTGATTTAAATGCTGAACTATTTAGCCCAGTTAAAAATGCCCAAGTCGTTTTACATATGACAAAAGGCGGTACTAATTGGAGTTCTTGGTCATCCTATAATAAAGGTGCTCATTATAAATGGTTAAACAAATTCCCTGAATAATTTAGGGAATATAAATACCCCCATTGGAGAAATCCTTTGGGGGTTTTTTATTTAATACTATAATATGATTGTAAAACTTTTAAAAAGCCCGTATTGGACGTACGTAGGTGGTGTTGCTTGTATTTTTATTGTCAGTCCCATCAATTCCATTGTCCCAACGGCGAATACGAGCAGTAGTTGCAGTTGCTTCGCTAGATGACCATTGAGTAACGACAGCCATATCCCCAATAATTGCTCTTTGTATGTAAAGTTGATTTAATTCATCTCTAGATGCTAGGTACCAATCGTCCAAATTGTTTGGACCACGATAGGCACGACAGACAGTGCCAGCCCTGCCAGCGGTACTACTCTGCGTAACCATTGCTATTGTGTTTGCATAACCAGTTCCTATTCCATCTGCTGTTGTTCCAATAAGAGTAGTTACATTACCTGACCACTTATATGCAGCATCAGTCCAGGGGTTAGTCCCCGTAGTAAGCGCAGCCTCTAGGTACTTGCATTGTGTTGAGTAGGGACCACCAGTGAATGTAGTGGTGGCAACATAAAAGACTTTGCCTCCTCCTGGACCAATATCGCCAATTTTATATGTTTTTGTATTACCAGCAAGCATTGAATTATATTTAATATCCTCTGTAACTGAAGATTCTGTAAATCGTTTAATAGCCATTTGCTATTCCTCTACTAATAATGTGTTCAATTCCCATTGACAAGTATCTTCGTTCAATGTCCAGTTATCGCCAGGCTTTAGTGGGATGAAAGCATCACGTGCTTCATCATAAGTATGATCAAAGCCAGCAAAATTCTTACGAATATTCTTATTGTAGGAAGTTTGAACCCATTTTGTATCTTCTCCAAAAAGAGATTTACAAAAAGCAATACCAATACTTTCTTGTTCAATACCATTTTCATCTAACAAAACTTCATTGTTTACAACAATCACTTGTTGAACAATATTATTTTCATCTATTCTTGCAAAATGTGCCATTATCCCACCACCACTATAACTATGCCCGATCCACCTGTAGGTGTGCCACTACTTCCACCACCTGCGTTACCTGTGTTAGCAGCACCGCTAGTAGAGTCATGTCCTGCTACACCACTAGAATAAGTAACAGATGCTCCAGTAATGGAGTTTGCTAAACCTGCTCCCGCTGTGCCAGCAGTTGATGATGATGCATTTCCACCTACGCTTCCAGCACCGCCGCCTCCACCTCCCCGATTAGCCGTACTACCAGCTGATGAAAAAAAACCATTTCCCCCTGCGTTACCTACACCACCGCCTATGGTTGCTCCGCCTGTCATAGCTACGCCTCCAGTACCTGTACCGCCTCCACCAAAACCACCAGCACCGCTACCGCCTGCTCTACCAGCAGATCCTGGATCGTTAGTTAAACCTGAAGGATTTCCACCTGCTCCACCGCCTCCAGATGCATAATAATGTGTGCCGATTAAAGATCCATTGCCGACTCTTCCTGCCGCTGCTCCGCCTGCACCGACTGTTACAGTCAATGATCCAGATGGCAAAAAAGCGTTAGTTGTATAAAGATAACCACCTGCGCCACCCCCAGGAGCAGTAGAACCTGTTACAGGACCGCTAAAGTTTCCAGATCCGCCACCACCTGCTAGGAACACTTCACATGTTCCAGGATTTCCAATTGTGATACTTCCTGAACCAGTAAACTTGTAAATTGTTTTGCCAGGTCGTGAAGATGTATCAACCGTTGGTGAACCAGTTGTGCTTATTACTGTTGCTTTACTGGAAGCGCTAGCAAAACCTTCCTTAAAACTGGTGACACTCATAATTACGACTCGTCTCCGAAGGCGGTGAATGTAAGGTTAGCAGTTGATGCGTATACTGTAATTATATCTGTAGTTGCAAGCGTAATGCCAAGTGTAAGTGCTGTTGAGTCAGATGCACCAACTGTAATATCATAAGCAATATACTGTGAGTTAGCAAGGGTTGCTCCTGCGGGACGAATTGCAATACGATATGTTGCTGCTGTTGAGGTTAAATTAGCAA